CAACTGCAGCGTTGAAGGTTTCGTTTTTTGGCCCCTTCTATGGTGGCTATAATGTAATCAAACTGGATGATGAGTATAAGTATGCTCTTGTCAGTGGTCCGAACAGAGAATACCTATGGATTCTGGCAAGGACCCCAACTATTCCAGATAAAGTAAAAGCAGACTATGTGCGAACCGCTCAAAAGTTGGGATTCAATGTCAATGAATTATTATGGGTTAAACAATAAAATCCCTACCCGAAATAATACTTATTAGAAAAAAACCAGCCTTTGGGGAGGCTGGCTAAATCAGGAAACAAGCTGTTATATGATAATAACTACGTTGCGATTCCAACATTTAAAATGTTAGACTAATGAGAATCAGACAGCAACTTTTCCTTTAATTATTTCGAACAATCAGCATCCATCTCCAATCGGAGATCCAACACCATCAGCATACCCTCCACTACGCCCTCAGCTTTCTGGAGCATCCTGCCAACCCAACAATCAGATCGCCCATGCTTACGTGCAAGCGCCATAAAAGTCATGCCGCCGACATAATAGTCCACCAATAAATCATGCAAATCGCTGTTGTTCTTTTTCAGACGGGCCATGCACCCGCAAATGATCATCGCGTCATCGTCACAACATTGCGGGCGAGATTTTACTTTTGAAGGAATTAATCCCTTAAAACCGGCGGCAATGGACGACCAGGTCACATCTTCATGATTATTAGCCGCCCACGCTCCCCAACGTTCAAGAACCATCTGAATATCACGCATTAACTTTCTCCACAAAATCAGGCCAGCACACCAATCGCCAGTGCGCGATCGATAAAACGAAATATCAGCTCCAGCTGGGAGCCATACTTCTCTTCAAATGCCACGGTATCCGCATGCAGTTCGTCGTGGTGTTTTCTGCACAAAGGCAGCACAAAAAGGTCATGCGCTTTTGTACCCATTCCACCCTGACCATGGCCTATCAGATGATGCGGATCATCAGCTGGCTTTCCACAACATGCACACGGCTGCGTCTTAACCCAGCGCGTGTACTGTTCATTAACCCAGCGACGACGTTTGGGGCGTAACATAAAAGACTCCGGCGACTCCGGATCCACTTTCAGCGCCAGCACCTTTTTCGCTTTATCCTGGATAATGCTGGTGGCAGGAACCGAAGGCACAAGGTCACTTTCCCGGGTGACAGACGGCAAAACAGACTTCGGTAATCTCAGTGCCTTACGGGCTGCGCTTTCCGGTAAGGCATCCGCCAGGTCATTACGAACCAGCCACCAGCACAGTTCCGGCATTGTCACGGCATGGTTATCATTAAAATCGAGATCCCGACGGACTACAGACAACACCCAACGGGCACAGTTATCCGTTGCCATTGATTCCAGCCGCTCCGTGAACTGATCACGTAACTGATTATCGCAGTGCCAGCACAGACGGATTGCGCCCGGCGCGTGTCGCATTGTGGTCATGTTCTCGCTGTGCCAGTCGGAATGAGGCCACTGGCAGCCTTTTTCACGAAGTAACCAGCTTTCAAGACATTCCACCCCACCAGCACGACGAATCACTGCCTCATTACGGAACACGGCCCGAACGGCAGGATCATCCGCCAGCGGTTGTGATGCCGCGGGAACGGCACCACTGGCGAAAGATGAATAATGCTCCGGCTCAGGCTCCAGCAGTACACGCCCCTGCATAAACAGGGGCATCAGCTCTGAACCGGGCCTGAACAATACGATCCCCATACGCGGGGCAATTTCAGGGGTCAATAGTGCTCTCACGGTCACCTCAATGAACGGTATCGAGCAGCTTTAACAGCTCAGGGAATCGGGATTCGAAGAAATGCGGCTGCGTCTCGCGCGGATTTGCGGGACTGGTGATGTTCTTGCCGAACATGCAGCCTTTCGCTGTCAGCGACCAGAATTTTTTGATGTTGTTAATCGCGGTACGGCTGTATCGTTCGCGCTGCTCGACGATCCCCAGCTTCACCATCTGGTGATATGCCTGATTAGCTGTCAGGCGGATACCATACTGCTTCAGCAGTGCACTCAGTGACAGCGTGGGACGGCTTGAGCCATCAGGCGCGTCAGCAGGAGCATCAATGGCATAGCGCGGTGCCAGATTCGGTAAGCCAACAGCCTCCTGGAGTTTCTGACAGGCACCAAGCACTGAAGAGTTAGACAGGTTTAACTCCCGGCGCATAAAGTCCAGCAGAATCACGCCAGCCTGCATCTTGTCAGCAGCCTGCCCGGATAATTTTTCCGATGCGCTGGTTACCATATCGAAAGTACGGATCACCTTCAGATGGAATGACGGGCTGATCCACATTGCATAGGCATACACCAGTTCTTTGCAGACATACGTCCCCTGGTTATTTCCGCCACGAATAACGTTAACTGGCTCTATATTGACCGAGTTGCAAATCTGCAACTCGCTTATTAAACGTTCAGTTTGCTCATTGCGGAGCCAGAATGCAGGCTTATGCTTATCCAGAGAACCGGCAGCCCTGTGCAGATCGTTCAGGCTGTAACGCCCATAAGCATCACGACGAACTTCAATACCATCAATGACCATCAGATTATTCATACTTCGTTTCTCCTCTTGATCAGGCGGCTGCACCCGCCGTTTTCTCGTACTTACTGATAGTGATCTCGACCTTCCCTTCCGGGATAACCGGTCCCCACTCCACCAGCATTCTTTTCACCTGGCTGTCGTCTTCCCACACACCCGCGTGGGTCAGGGCGTCAAACAGCGCCTTGTTATAGTTGTCCAGATCGCGGATCCGGTTATCCGGAGGAAACAACACGATCTCCACTGAAGCAGGTGCCGACGTTGGTTTCGGCAGACGACGTAACTGCTCAACTATTGCTGTGCACGCCGCACTCTGGAATTTTCGCCCCGCCGCGCTTATCAGGCTCTTACCAGCAAATGCCACTTTGTTGGGGTGTCGCCAGTAGGTGTTCACGCTGGGTGGAAAAGGCAGAATCAGCTTCATACTTTCAGCCCCCTCTCATGTAACCAGTGGGCTGCACGCAGCCTGGCGTTTTCCTCACCAGCAAGCAGTGCGCGGATAATCCCGGCCACCTCGCTGTCGTCGTCCTTCACCGCGGTATGAAGCGTGATGCCCCGGGCCACGCCACGCTTTATCGTGATGACGCCTTTTTTCTCCAGTGCGCGAAGATGCTCCACCGCTGCATTCACTGAACGGTATCCCAGCATGGTAGCCACCTCCTGATTGGTTGGCGGGAAGCCACGTTCTTTCTGGTAAGAAATCAGCATATCCAGCACCTGCTGCTGGCATTGAGTTAACGTCGTCATTAAGCCCCCACGTAATTCCCTGACAGATACCACTCTTCACCCGATACAGCGCGCTTGCTGCTTTTCCGTAAACACCGCTCACGACGCGCAAGAAAATTGTTTCGCTCTTGCTGGGAGTGGCTTTCACGGAATGCCGCCATCCACACCGTTGCAGCACGACGGTATAAGCCCCTGGACTCCAGTTCTTCCGCCTGGCGGGTCAGGCACAAAATCACCCGGGGATCGTTAGTGCCGACATAGAAATTGCGCACAGGTCTGGATTCACGAACTGGTTGCGGTTCCGGCTCCTGCGGTATCTCAGTCAGCCGCGGGAAATGTCTGCGTGTATCCCCTTCACAACGGTGAGCCACACGCCCACTCTGACGTAACTTGCTTGCTGACTGCAGAACGCGCTGTCGTGAGTAACCTGCAAAAGCATCCGCAATGTCTCCGGAAGTACACCCCGGATGGGCTTCAATGAATTTCTGAACGTCATTCAAAAGACTCATGATCACCCCCTGAATCCTGCCGGGATCTGGCTGTAGTCCACGTTGTCGTAACTGGCTTTGAAGTACGGGTCTTCGCGTTTTTCGGTGTACGTGCTGACGGACGGCGATAAGCGCAGGGAAAGCTCATCCCATTTTTCCCGCAGCTTCGACGGGCTGAGCACGTTACGGCACCAGAACGGATCGCGACTGACGCGGCTGTACATCTCGCAGATTTGTTTATGAGTACGACCATCCTGCACACACATCAGGCGAATTTCGTTTGCCCAGGCTATCCAGTTCGGTTCTTTGGGACGAACCACCTCGCCGTCACATTCGGCGGCATGCTCGTACAGGGCGATGATTTTTTTCCAGAGCCACTGTGCGCAGGTCAAATCATCCTGCGTCCCCCACTGGCGCTTTTTAGGGCTGAATACAACCGCATCAGGATGGCGAGTTAAAAAATCCTGTTCAGCCGTCTGCGTGTCCGGTTGCGAAGCGTCCGGACGAGAAGTTTTTTTATCTGACGGATCATGTTTTGATTTTACTGACGGATCCCCACCAGATTCTGACGGGTGAAAACCCGCTTTTTTGCCAGATTTCGACGCATCAAATTTTGACGGGTCAGATTTTGATGCGTCAGATTTTGACGGGTCAGAATCTGACAGTTGAGAAAATGCCGCTGCCTGAAGCTTCGCAACGTTAAGCTGATAAACATTCGACGCATTGCGGTTACCCTGGCGACGCGCCCTACGCGTTAACCAGCCTTCTGCTTCCAGCCGTGCGATAGCCGTTCTGACGGTACTCATCCCCGCGCCAATCTGGCGGGCAATGGTTTCAATTGATGGCCAGCACACACCTTCGTCATTACTGAAATCAGCCAGGCGGGCCATAATTGCCACGCTGGATAATTTCATGCCTGATGCAGCGCAACCATCCCATACATAGCCGGTTAATTTAGTGCTCATGACCGACCTCTATTTCCCTGAATTTACGACGAAACTGTTCGAGCGGGCTGAAGCACTCATGCTCATAGCCTTCGCGGAGGTAGATAACACGTTGTGTTTCCGGTTCCCAACGAATGACTCTGACGGGCACTCCGTAGTGATCTTTGAACCAGCGGTTAACTTGTCGCAAAGGACTGTCTCCTTCTGCCGGTTGAAATCACCCACAGCCCACTCAGCAAAGCTGTGGGTTACAATTTCCCTGTCACCTGGTACATTCACTGCATAGCAATATTCCACCTTCGCTTTTCCACCCGGTACAGGAAGCGCAATCAGTTGCGAGCGACGGTAGTGTGTTGTTAAACTGTTCATGCGTTAGTTTCTCCACAGTCACGACACGCCACGGCGCCCGGAGCTGCACACTCGCGGGCGTCATTACTTTCTGAAATGCAAAAGATTTTGTAGACCAGTGCTGCATGCTCCTGCAGCTTCGAAATTGAGAGATACAGCTCGTCGTTAATTGCTGTCTTCTCATGCGGTTCCACTACACCGTCTTCGATTGCTGAACGAATCTGTTTTGAATAACTGCCGATCTGTTCAATGACTTCCAGCAGACGCTGGTTAATATCGGCGTTGTCCACATCCTCGACGTCAGGAAGAGACACAAATACGCCATTTGCAGACTGCGCCACAGCATCAGCAATGAAGTGAGTGCCACCAGCACGCTGTAAAACCATTGCCCATCCCAGCGGGAAAATCTGATCGCCATCGGCACGAAGGCGGTTAAATAATGCGTTCTCTGTTACGTCCAGCCAGTCAGCAGCTTCAGCGTAACCCCCCGGCAACGCTGCGATAGTTTTTCTGACAGCTTTCACGTACCACTCAGGCTGTTTTTCTATTTTCCAGTGATGCTTACCCACGGTTAACTCCTCGTTTCTGTGGTTACGTTTACGCAGCTGAACCGCTAACTTTTGAATAGCACTCAGGTAATCCATCATTTGGATTGGGGTAAATATCAGGACGCAGTTCATGAGGGGTCACGGACCAGTTTCCCAACTCACAAAGTTGTAAAACCCGTTCTGACGGGACTTGATTGTTAATTACCCAATTAGCGACGGATTGAGTGGACTTAAAACCAAAGTGACGGGCTACTTCAGATAAAGATTTTCCCGCAGCTTTTACTGCTTTCTCTGTGTAGTTTTGAGATGACATACCTTTCTCCTCTGAAATTCAGAGGGATGATGCTACTTAAAATAGCAGAATGCAACTACTTAAAATAGAAATGACTAGCGTATGTGATGCGAGTAACCTTCTACCTATGGTAGAAGAACAGAAGTATCCAGATTTCGCCAAGAGACTAAACGAGCTAATGACAAACAAGGGAATTTCTGTCACCCAACTCAAAAGTCTTGTGGGCGTTACATATGAAATGGCGCGGCGATACACAATCGGCGCTGCGAAGCCTCGTGCCTCTGTCATGAATAAACTTGCATTGGCTCTGGGGGTATCAGCTTCATATTTAGAATATGGTGTTGGCGAGAGAGAAGGATGTAAGGAAATGGCAAGCATCCCCAATCCAACAAAACCCGATGTATACAGGATAGAAGTTTTGGATCTTAGCGTTAGCGCAGGACCTGGAACCTATATGCTTTCAGACTATGTTGATGTGCTCTACGCCATTGAGTTCACAACAGAGCATGCCCGTTCTCTTTTCGGTAATCGTTCTCAAGATGATATTAAAGTTATGACTGTAAATGGCGACAGCATGTCCCCTACTCTAGTTTCCGGAGATCGACTGTTTGTCGACATTTCTGTTCGCAACTTCCAAACTGATGGTGTTTACTCTTTCGTTTATGGTAAGACGTTCCACGTTAAACGTCTACAAATGCAAGGCAACAAACTCGCCGTTCTTTCGGATAATCCAGCCTATGAGAAATGGTACATTGATGAGAAGTCCCAAGATCAACTTTATGTTATGGGCAAAGCATTGATACACGAATCAATTAAATACAACCGGCTTTAGTTCTTCGTTTAGACTATAGAACTAAAGGTGAAAAAATAATATTTATCAAGCAAGTGCTATTACTAATAGTTGTTTTACTCTCTTATTTTTATTAAACATTATCATTAACAATATAAAATAATCACCCAGCGTAAATTACAATATGCTGGGGGTCGAAAGGATAGAGAAATATGACAAAATCAATTTGTTTTTTTAATCATAAAGGTGGGGTAAGTAAAACCACAACAACCTTCAATCTTGGATGGGCACTTGCGGATGAAGGCAAGAAAGTATTGATGGTTGACCTTGATTCGCAATGTAATCTAACAGGAATGGTTCTTGGCTATGAAAAGATTGATGAGGGTTTAGATTCTTTTTATTCTAGCAGAGATAACTTAACTCTTGGACCTATTGTAGAATATTTGATTAATGGCGGACAACCTGAAGCATACCTTGAAAAAGAAACGGGAAAATTACACCCTACACTGCATGAAAACCTTCTGCTTCTTCCCGGACATTTAGATGTTTCGGACTTAGATTCACAGATAAGTGTTTCTCTAAAAATTGCTGCTGGTATTCCTGCTACAAGAAATATACCAGGGAACCTGCCAAAAATATTACAGCTAATCGCCATGAAGAATAATATTGATTACATTCTTTATGATCTCAGCCCTAATGTTGGAGGTTTAAATGAAGTAGTTCTCATGTCAAGTGACTATTTTATCGTACCTGTAGCTCCAGACTTTTTTTGCTGGCAAGCAATTCGCTCTCTCTCAAAAAATATACCTCGCTGGCACAAAGAATTAGCATTATTTAAAGAAAATAATGATGGTAACTCTTCACAATCAATTAAAAATGCACCGCAGTTTCTAGGTATGATTCAGCAGAGATACAGGCCGCGTAAAGGAGCACCTGTAAAATCTTTCGAAAAATGGATGGCAGCTATCCGTGATGCTGTTGATTCGATCTTAGTGCCAAATCTAGAAAAAATTACCTGCATAATTCCACGAGATAAAGTGCAACATGCAATTAACAAAACAACAGTCAGTGGAGATTTATCAGCCTATGATCTTGCGCATATTTCCGATTTCAACTCATTAATCGCAATAAGCCAACAACTAGCGACACCTGTTTTCTCCATCAGTGATCAGCAAATTCGCGATTCAGGGCAATTTGGGCATGCCTTAAATACAATGAAATCAAGCAGAGACGCCTTTAACGAACAATTTAAAGGGCTGGCTCAACGAGTTCTAGAACTTACAAAGTAATGCATGTGCCCGGCCGCATAACCGGGCTTTACTCTTCTTTCTCCCTGATTAATCTCATAAAAAACTCCCTCCTCATAATTCACTATGCTCAATACCTACTCCAACTTCGTGCGATATTTTCAGTTTACAGCATAGTAAATCAGCAAAAACATTTAACTTTCAATTAATTATAGAAAAATCATAGACAACAACAAATATCTACTTTTTGTTGTTGATTTTTGCTACTTTAAGTAGCAACATAATGTAAGCTATCACGGACAGGCAGGACGCCCACGAAGTAGCCGCCGGTGGCGTATGAATGACCGGATGATTCGTTAGCAACAAAAAAGCGCCCTACAGGACGCTTAGCTCTTTAACAATCTTAGTATCCCCGTAACAAAAGAGGGTTCTATGGTCATATTCTGTGCTTACGTTCATCCTAATGGATTTTTTATCAGCACCAACCAACAAGACGAATTCTGGATTCTACTTAGTAAGCAGGTCGGATGGGGACGATTCTGTCTAATCCGACCAGAATCAGAATTTACAGAGAATGGAGGGCTTTTTGAATTACGTGAAATACGTCCGGCAGATGGTCAAGCCCCTGACCAAGTAATCGAATCGTCAGCTGTTTTATGGCGTCGGCAGGAAGCGTTCGAAGCTGAGAGAGTAATTTCTTCTTATCTTCAGTCGTGGCAGAAGTAGAACTATTGATGATACGTTCAAGTTCACAGAGAGTCTCATCATGCAATCTTATTGTCATAATCCCAAGAATAGCTTTAAGACCTCCATCATCACGAATGAAATCAATTCCATCTTTAGTAATTCTTAATTCAGGAATATTTATATTTATGCCATCCAAGTAATAATCAAGAGCATTCTTAATCAAGCCATGTTCTTCGAGATAAATTAAGTTCGAAATTAGGACATTATCATCTCCAAATGCGTCACGAACAGACTGCAACGCATCATCAGAAATTTCATAAGGATGAGCATCATACAGTATTTGTAACAACTGCCTTTGTGCACTTCTATCAAATTTGTCCATCTTAAATAATCACCATGTTATTGGGGGTATCAAGATTAACCGAATCCTTGTTGTTGGGGAATAACCAGGTCCACCTCGCCTGATGTGGCTAAAAGCAGGCACATAACAGCTAAGTATTTTCAACCAGAGAGAATCCTTAGCGTTGTGGTGAATGCGGCTCAGCGCACGCGGGTTAAGGTTGAGGCTGACAGTCGACCTTCTGTGGATACCCACCCGCCTGGTGTGCAACCTTCGCCAGGCACCGGGAGGCACCCGGCACCACAACAGCCACTGCTTTGGCGGTACCAGTTTGTACACTTGCTTCCGGCTGGCACCGCTCTTTTTACAAAACAGAGAAGAGCATCACCGGACGACGGGCTCATAACCCAATCCATCCGGGCGGCTGCCACCGCAGGTGTTCTTCTCTGTTTTGTGGAGAAACCAACCGACCTTGCAGGGTCGATATGATGAGGAGCAGCAAAATGGCTAGCGAACGCAGTACTGATGTGCAGGCATTTATCGGGGAGCTGGACGGCGGCGTATTTGAAACCAAAATCGGCGCAGTTCTCAGTGAGGTCGCTTCCGGTGTGATGAACACGAAAACCAAAGGGAAGGTCTCACTCAATCTGGAAATCGAACCGTTTGATGAGAACCGTGTGAAAATCAAACACAAACTCTCATATGTTCGCCCAACTAACCGCGGGAAAATTTCCGAAGAAGACACCACCGAAACGCCGATGTATGTCAATCGCGGTGGTCGCCTGACTATTCTGCAGGAAGACCAGGGACAATTACTGACTCTTGCCGGTGAACCTGACGGAAAACTCCGCGCAGCAGGTCGTTAATATCGTTCGTAATAAACTGATTATTTATCTCATCACTGAATATCTTTATATAGTGAGGACTTATTATGTCTCAGAACTTAGACGCAACCGCAATTAATCAAATCCATGCCCTTATTTCTGCTCAGGGTGTTAATGAAATTATCAGTAAGATTGGTGCCGATGCTGTGGCATTGCCTGAGAATTTCCGCATTCATGATCTGGAAAAATTTAATTTAAATCGCTTCCGTTTCCGTGGTGCACTTTCCACTGCCAGCATCGATGATTTTACCCGTTATTCTAAAGATCTTGCAGATGAAGGCACCCGCTGCTTTATCGATGCCGATAATATGCGTGCCGTCAGTGTGCTTAACCTGGGTACTATTGATGAGCCAGGTCACGCAGATAACACTGCCACTCTCAAACTGAAAAAGACAGCACCGTTCTCTGCTCTGTTGTCTGTTAACGGCGAGCGTAACTCCCAGAGGTCACTGGCAGAATGGATCGAAGACTGGGCCGACTACCTTGTGGGCTTTGATGCTAATGGTGACGCCATTCAAGCAACAAAAGCGGCTGCGGCAGTCCGTAAAATCACGATTGAAGCAAACCAGACCGCTGATTTTGAAGATAATGACTTCAGCGGCAAACGCTCCCTGATGGAGTCTGTCGAAGCGAAGACCAAAGACATTATGCCAGTGGCATTTGAATTTAAATGCGTTCCGTTTGAAGGTCTGAAAGAACGTCCGTTTAAATTACGCCTCAGCATTATCACTGGCGATCGTCCTGTACTGGTTCTGCGCATTATTCAGCTGGAAGCGGTGCAGGAAGAAATGGCTAACGAATTTCGTGATCTGCTTGTTGAGAAATTCAAAGACAGCAAAGTAGAAACCTTTATTGGTACTTTCACCGCCTGATTTCATTACTGCAAATGCCCCTGCGGGGGCATTTATGGAAACGTAATTAACTCAATAATCACCGGATGGTGAGGGCTTCCTTTTACCAGAATTCAGCGCGGTGCAGTGCATATACGTGGAGAACAAAATGTCATTTATTAAAACTTTTTCCGGGAAGCATTTTTATTATGACAAGATAAATAAAGACGACATCGATATTAACGATATCGCGGTTTCCCTTTCAAATATCTGTCGCTTTGCCGGTCATCTTTCGCACTTCTACAGCGTCGCCCAACATGCGGTTCTTTGCAGCCAGCTGGTGCCGCAGGAATTTGCTTTTGAAGCGTTAATGCATGATGCAACAGAAGCGTATTGCCAGGACATTCCCGCACCACTGAAACGCCTTCTTCCTGACTATAAACGGATGGAAGAAAAAATAGACGCCGTAATCCGTGAGGAATACGGGTTACCCCCAGTTATGAGTACACCCGTGAAATATGCCGATCTCATCATGCTGGCAACCGAACGCCGCGATCTCGGGCTTGATGATGGCTCTTTCTGGCCTGTACTGGAAGGCATCCCGGCAACAGAGATGTTCAACGTGATTCCACTGGCACCGGGTCATGCCTACGGGATGTTTATGGAACGTTTTAACGATTTATCGGAGTTACGCAAATGCGCATGAATGTTTTCGAAATGGAAGGGTTTCTTCGCGGGAAATGTGTACCGCGAGATCTGAAAGTGAATGAAACAAATGCTGAGTACCTGTTACGTAAATTCGACGCGCTTGAAGCTAAATGTGCGGCACTGGAAAACAAAATAATACCAGTGTCAGCTGAACTGCCACCAGCAAATGAAAGTGTTCTGTTATTTGATGCTAATGGAGAAGGCTGGCTGATTGGCTGGCGTTCTCTCTGGTACACCTGGGGACAAAAAGAAACCGGAGAATGGCAGTGGACATTTCAGGTCGGGGACCTTGAAAACGTCAATATCACTCACTGGGCAGTAATGCCAAAAGCACCGGAGGCTGGAGCATAATGACCACATTTACCAATAAAGAACTGATTAAAGAAATCAAAGAACGAATCAGCAGCCTAGAGGTTCGAGACGATATTGAGCGCCGTGCTTATGAAATCGCACTCGTATCTCTGGAAGTAGAGCCAGATGAACGCGAAGCCTATGAATTATTCATGGAAAAGCGTTTCGGTGACTTAGTAGATCGTCGGAGAGTAAAAAACGGCGATAACGAATACATGGCATGGGATATGACTCTCGGTTGGATCGTCTGGCAGCAACGAGCTGGTATCCATTTTTCAACAATGACACAGCAAGAGGTGAAATAATGGAGCCATACAGCCTCACACTCGATGAGGCCTGTCAGTTTCTTAAGATATCCAGACCAACCGCCACCAACTGGATACGAACAGGCCGCCTACAGGCAACACGTAAAGATCCAACCAAGCCAAAATCTCCTTACCTCACAACACGGCAAGCTTGCATTGCGGCGCTTCAGTCTCCGCTGCATACTGTCCAAGTGAGCGCGGGTGATGGCATAACAGAGGAAAGAAAATGTCACTCTTCCGCAGAAATGAAATATGGTATGCCTCGTATTCGCTCCCGGGCGGGAAACGAATTAAGGAATCTCTTGGCACAAAGGACAAGCGGCAAGCTCAGGAGTTGCACGACAAGCGAAAAGCAGAACTCTGGCGAGTAGAAAAGCTAGGGGATTTACCTGATGTCACTTTTGAAGAGGCCTGCCTAAGATGGCTTGAGGAAAAAGCTGATAAAAAATCTCTCGATTCAGATAAAAGCCGGATTGAGTTCTGGCTTGAACATTTTGAGGGTATAAGGCTTAAAGATATCTCGGAGGCAAAGATTTACTCTGCTGTAAGCAGAATGCATAACAGAAAGACGAAAGAAATATGGAAACAGAAAGTTCAGGCCGCCATCAGGAAAGGTAAAGAACCGCCTGTTTATGAACCAAAGCCAGTATCAACTCAGACAAAGGCAAAGCATCTTGCCATGATAAAGGCCATTCTCCGTGCTGCAGAACGCGACTGGAAGTGGCTGGAAAAAGCGCCTGTCATCAAGATACCAGCGGTCAGAAACAAGCGAGTCAGATGGCTGGAAAAGGAGGAAGCAAAACGCCTTATTGATGAGTGCCCCGAACCACTGAAATCTGTCGTCAAGTTTGCGCTGGCAACTGGTCTGAGAAAGTCGAACATCATAAATCTGGAATGGCAACAAATCGACATGCAGCGACGAGTTGCCTGGGTGAATCCAGAAGAGAGCAAATCAAACCGCGCCATTGGTGTGGCGCTGAACGATACCGCCTGTAAAGTGTTGCGTGATCAAATAGGCAAGCATCACAAATGGGTGTTTGTACATACCAAGGCGGCTAAGCGAGCAGATGGAACATCAACGCCTGCGGTCAGGAAGATGCGCATCGACAGCAAGACATCATGGCTATCAGCTTGTCGTCGTGCAGGAATTGAAGATTTCCGTTTCCATGACCTCAGACACACCTGGGCAAGCTGGCTGATCCAGTCAGGCGTCCCATTATCTGTGCTTCAGGAAATGGGCGGATGGGAGTCCATAGAAATGGTTCGTAGGTATGCTCACCTTGCGCCTAATCATTTGACAGAGCATGCAAGGAAAATAGACGACATTTTTGGTGATAATGTCCCAAATATGTCCCACTGTGGAATTATGGAGGATATAAAGAAGGCGTAACTGATTGAATTGTAATGGTGCGCCCTGCAGGATTCGAACCTGCGGCCCACGACTTAGAAGTTCCTAGAACGACATTTTAAGTCAACAACTTACCGCGCCATCTCTGCGCTCACACGTCCCACTACCTCAAAACATGTAAAGCCTTGCAAGCCATTGTGAGGCCTTATGTGTCTCAGTTTTGTCCCTCTTTTTTGTACCAAAAAACATAGCAATTGAGGATAAACCTCATGCTATTTTCGCTTATATGCCTCTAAAGGCATGGCGCTTAAATAGATAAAAACACCACAAAAGCATAAAAAACCACACAGTAAAACCGCAACATAAAACAATAACAGATAATTAAACCAAAAACAGATAGCGCATTGTGATAATCATTCAATACTAAACAAAATATAAACAGTGGAGCAATATGTAATTGACTCATTAAGTTAGATATAAAAAATACATATTCAATCATTAAAACGATTGAATGGAGAACTTTTATGCGGGCGAAACTTCTGGGAATAGTCCTGACAACCCCTATTGCGATCAGCTCTTTTGCTTCTACCGAGACTATATCGTTTACTCCTGACAACATAAATGCGGACATTAGTCTTGGAACTCTGAGCGGAAAAACAAAAGAGCGCGTTTATCTAGCTGAAGAAGGAGGCCGAAAAGTCAGTCAACTCGACTGGAAATTCAATAACGCTGCAATTATTAAAGGTGCAATTAATTGGGATTTGATGCCCCAGATATCTATTGGGGCTGCGGGCTGGACTACTCTCGGCAGCCGAGGTGGCAATATGGTCGATCAGGACTGGATGGATTCCAGTAACCCCGGAACCTGGACAGATGAAAGTAGGCACCCTGATACACAACTCAATTATGCCAACGAATTTGATCTGAATATCAAAGGCTGGCTCCTCAACGAACCCAATTACCGCCTGGGACTCATGGCCGGATATCAGGAAAGCCGTTATAGCTTTACAGCCAGAGGTGGTTCCTATATCTACAGTTCTGAGGAGGGATTCAGAGATGATATCGGCTCCTTCCCGAATGGAGAAAGAGCAATCGGCTACAAACAACGTTTTAAAATGCCCTACATTGGCTTGACTGGAAGTTATCGTTATGAAGATTTTGAGCTAGGTGGCACATTTAAATACAGCGGCTGGGTGGAAGCATCTGATAACGATGAGCACTATGACCCAGGAAAAAGAATCACTTATCGCAGTAAAGTCAAAGACCAAAATTACTATTCTGTTGCAGTCAATGCAGGTTATTACGTAACACCTAACGCAAAAGTTTATGTTGAAGGCGCATGGAATCGGGTTACGAATAAAAAAGGTAATACTTCACTTTATGATCACACTGATAACACTTCAGACTACAGCAAAAATGGTGCAGGCATAGAAAACTATAACTTCATCACTACTGCTGGTCTTAAGTACACCTTTTAACGAAGTTAACCAGATTTTCTCCCCGGTGGTATTGTATAACCCCGGGGAATTTGTTTACAGTTACAAGTAGACAATATCCACTAATTTTGTAAGCATTTAACCTATGTCATAACGTGTAATCTCTTACCGCAACACAAGACCTCAATATATTCAAATCTTATCTTTATTCCGATATTCAGAGACACAATGCGAAAAATAATTACTCATTTCAAAGTTGTTTTAACGTTACTTCTACCAGTAACCGTATCTGCCCAGCAGATACAGTGGCAATCCTGTATGGCCAGTCAATTCAACCACTGGTTTGGTGAGGAAAAACCGTCTCCTGACTTACTATGTGGTTATTTGTCTGTTCCATTAAAATATACAGACACAGGCGGAGATGCTTCTTATGAAAAAAAATCACAAGTCAAACTAGCGTTGACAAAATTGCCGGCAAAAAGCAAGCATAAAGGAAGTATCCTGATAATAAGTGGTGGTCCCGGGTTACCAGGCATAAATCCTTATATTAACTTTGACTGGCCAGTCACAAATCTTCGTGAGTCATGGGATATTATTGGATTTGATCCTCGAGGCGTCGGACAGTCCACTCCGACAATAAACTGCCGGCAATCAGATACAGAGACTCGGGAAAACATAACCGAAAAGCAACAAGTATTAAATAAAATTAATGCCTGTATCCATAATACCGGAGCCGAAGTCATTCGCCATATCGGCTCTAACGAGGCTGTATACGATATTGATCGTATTAGGCAAGCCTTGGGGGATAAACAACTGACAGCCGTGGCGTATTCGTATGGAACTCAAATTGCAGCCTTATATGCAGAACGTTTTCCCTACAACGTAAGATCTATCGTTCTTGATGGAGTCGTCGATATCGATGACCTGGAGGACAACTTCACATGGCAACTCAAACAGGCACAGAGTTATCAGGAAACGTTTGATCGCTTTGCATCCTGGTGTGCGCGTACAAAAAGTTGCCCGCTTTCTTCAGACAGAGATAAGGCAATAACTCAGTTCCATGAGCTATTATCAAAATTACATCACAAACCTTTATTAGACAGTAAGGGAGAAAATATATCTTCAGATGAACTCATATCATTAACAACAGACCTTCTGCTATGGCGTTCATCATGGCCAACCCTTGCAACTGCCATACGCCAGTTCTCTCAGGGGATTGTCAGTAATGAAATTGAAACTGCGCTCAGTGCTCCGATAGCCTCAGAAGAGTCAAGCGATGCTTCGGGGGTAATCCTCTGTGTAGATCAGGGGGATGAGCAATTAACACCAGAAGAGCGAAAATCCCGAAAAGACGCTCTTGCGAATGCCTTCCCGGCTATTAACTTTGACAATGGACGTTCCTATTCACCTGATTTTTGTGAATTATGGCCAATACATAGCGACCTGAACAAAACTCGCCTGAAAAATACTGTTCTGCCCTCTGGTTTACTGTTTGTAGCACACAAATACGACCCAACAACGCCCTGGATTAATGCCCGTAAGATGGCAGAGAAATTTTCCAGCCCGTTACTAACAATAAATGGTGATGGGCATACATTAGCTCTCACCGGAGTTAATTTATGTGTAGATAAAGCAGTTGTACATCACCTGATCACTCCACAAAAAATAGAAAATATATACTGCCCAGGAAATTCTGAAGCAGAAATACAATAATTTCAAAATATTCCGCTATTTGCTCCCAATGCAAAACATATATTGCATTGGGAGCATATTCATATTTTTGTTATTCTTGTATGAAATCGTCTCATGTACACGGTCCTTTTTTCGCCGAAAACTGATATTACTTTAATCAAAAGTTGACGTGCCAGATTCGAAGTAAATTTATAAAATATCAAATCAATATACATTTTGCACCTTCGAGATAGTAATGGCTATTACTGTAACATGAGTTACAAACAGCTTCATACCCAGAGCTACTGATGTATCAACACGATTCAACAATACCCGATATTTATTCCATGCCTCCAGCAACGATCTTTCTTCCTCCGTTGCGATTTCCAGATCTACAGCATCCTGCAGTGGCGCAATATACTCACTGAATTCCTGGATGTAGAACTGTGTGGTGACGGTCTTCCAGCCATTCGGCTCCTGCTGTATCGAAGCATACCAGGCTATTTCAATATCGCTATGCTGCGGCAGCATTTAACCCCTTGTAATTCATCGCCATAATTGATTTAATTCACAAATAAAACTATAACATGGTGAAATTAATGAAAAAAAACACAGATGATGGGGCTAAAATTTACACACCACTTACCCTAAAGCTTTATGACTGGTGGGTTTTGGGAGTATCAAATCGGCTTGCATGGGGATGTCCTACAAAGGAACACCTTCTTCCACACTTTCTGGAACATTTAGGTAACAACCATCTGGATATTGGTGTTGGAACTGGGTTTTACCTTACTCACGTACCTGAGAGTAGTCTGATATCTTTAATGGATTTGAACGAAGCTAGCCTGAACGCGGCATCTACAAGGGCTGGGGAATCAAAAATTAAACATAAAATTAGCCATGATGTTTTTGAACCTTATCCCGCGGCGTTACATGGTCAATTTGATTCCATTTCCATGTTTTACCTTCTTCACTGCCTGCCTGGAAATATATCTACAAAAAGCTGTGTAATACGCAATGCGGCGCAGGCCTTAACTGACGATGGAACTCTATACGGAGCCACAATTCTTGGCGATGGAGTTGTGCACAATAGCTTCGGTCAAAAACTGATGCGCATTTACAATCAGAAAGGCATCTTTTCAAACACAAAAGATTCCGAAGAAGGCTTAACACATATACTCTCAGAGCATTTCGAGAATGTTAAAACCAAGGTTCAAGGTACTGTAGTAATGTTTTCCGCTTCAGGGAAAAAATAGCATCCAACCGCAGCACGTTCTTGCTTAAGACGTGCTGCGGCATAATCCCAATGATTACTCCCTGACAGGGTTCGTAGGCCACTCAATATCAGGTGCAGTTGATGTATCAACACGGTTCAGCAACACCCGATACTTTTTCCAGGCTTCCAGCAATGAGGTTTCTTCCTCCGTTGCGATTTCCAGATCTACAGCATCCTGAAGTGGCGCAATATGCTCACTGGCTACCTGCATCAGGCTGTTTTTTATTTCTTCCGCCTCTCGGATCCGGAACAGTTTTTCTGCTTCTGCATCTTTCACCCAGGCTGTGCCGTTCCACTTCTGAAACTCCCCTTCCGGCGATAACCAGGTAACATTTTCCGGTAACGGACCGAGTTCAGAAATAAATAACTCGCCCCCTGACGCTACGTCATAAACCGTTTTACCCCGATGGTCTTCAACGAGATGCCACGATGCCTCATCACTGTTGAAAACAGCCACAAAGCCAGCAGGAATATCTGGCGGTGCAATATAGGTGCTGTTTGCTGGCAGACCTGTATGAGGCGGAATATATGCGTCACCTTCACCAATAAATTCATTAGTTCCGGCCAGCAGATTATAAATTTTTATGGTCCGTGGTTGTTCACTCATTCTGAATGCCATTATGCAAGCCTCACAATATAGTTAAATGCAATGTTTTTGACGGTGTTTTCCGCGTTACCAGCAGCGTTAACGGTGATGGTGTGTCCATGTGAACCAATCGCAACGGAGTGCGTGTGTGCACCAATACCGACAGTATGTGCGTGTGCGCCTGCGCTTGCAGCAGTGCCGGACAGTGAGTGGGTGTGCGCGCCAGCAGAGTTCGTATTCGCCATCGTACCAACGCCCAGACCAACCGCCCCTTGTACCTGGTATGAGTTACTTCCGACAGCTGTAGAACCATACTGATAGGTGTCTTTAAAAGTGCTTGTATTAAACCTGCGCCCATCAACGTGCGAGTGTGCTCCAGCCGAGCTTGTAGAGCCGCTCAGACTATGCGTATGAGCCCCGGTGTTATTCGTGGATTTAGTGCCGTAATCAAACGACGATGTGGTTTTCGTACCCAAATCCGTACTGGATGCGCTGGCGCTGTGGGTGTGCGATTTAATGCCGTCCTGTTCCTGAGACAATACGGCACGACC